GTCGAAACTACGAGAGTAATTTCTAGTATCTTTGAACAATCAATATTCAATGGACAAATTGCAATCTCTCCTGTCTCTGTTCCTCCTGGAACTGATCCTGGTGGTCTCAACTCCCCAATTCCTGTTGCCTCTATTCTTGGCACAGAAACTGCTATTTTGGCAAGAATGCATGGCACCTCTACCGAAGTTATTATTACTGCCAACCATCTACCTCTGGTCAATGGTAAACCAAAATCAGCTGATATTATGTTAAATAGAGAGATGGGAGTCATTGACTTCTTCGAGGAACTGGTCGTACTAGAAACAACCGTCGTAACTAGAAACTAATGGCATCTGAACTACTATTAATTAACAAGATCGTTACTAGACGTGACGGAACAGAGATTAATGCTGAAAACCTCAGTCGCAGAAAACCTGATGGATTTGACTCTTTTGAGTCTGGTAATGCAGGTATGACTCTTCGTTCTTATCAAAGTGCCGTCTTTGAAGGTGATAATACTATTGATGATATTACTAGAGCGTATCCTAGACTTCAAATTCAAGATTTTGAGAAACGTTCTTTATCGACTTTTACATTATCTGGTTTGCGATTTACAAATACTACTGCCGCACGTTTTAATAAACTGACATTAAAGGTGGGTGCGGATACTATATCTACAGATTCTTCATTACCTTCCGCAATCTCTGTGAGTTCCACAGATGGTTTTCCTGATGCGGGACACTTATTTACAGCACAACGTCAACTAATCGAATATACTTCAAAATCCGCAGGGGTGTTTTTTGGATACGTAAAAACGGGTCCAGCGAACATTAGTGATGGAGATGAAGTGGTTTTGTTTTCCGTAGAGGCATAAATAACTTTATAAATAAATCAGACATAAACGTTCTAGAGAAAATACAAAATGGCCGCAATTATTTCAGACAAGTTTAGAATTTTTAACGCTCAGCAATTTCTAGAATCTCTGTCCGAGGGAGCCGACGATGCGGCCACCGAAAGAACACTAATGTATTTTTTCGTTGGGCGTCCTCAAGGTTGGAACTCTTACCTAGAGATTTTTGCTAAGAATGCCGTAGCGTTTTCTGGCGGCGGAGGCACATTTGCATATGTGGAATCCGATGCCAATGGCTCATATAATATTGCTAACTCGCCATGGTCGGGTCGTATTGAAGAAGTATACGACAACTCATTGGTACTAAGCAACATTGGTGCAGGTGGTGGTTCCGCTCTATCTACTCCTCTTCCTGGTGCTGTCATCGCTGGATGGTCTGGTTCTGATCCTACCAATGCTGGTAGTGGTGCAGATACTGGAGCAGAAGCATCGGCAGGCGTATATCGCTATGCAACCGAAGATGCACCTCCAGGACCCCTGGATAACCAGCTTGAGAAATTTGCAGTCTATGATGAAATCATTGCTGCTAAGCGTATCAAGTCAGAATTTGCTCGTGCAGTTGTAACTCGCTACGATTGGAACCCTCTTGCAAGCGAGAAGCGTTTCGACATGTATAAGCCTGACTACAGCGAGACCACAACTGGTCAAGTTGGTAAAGGTTCATTCACTGCTGCTACCGATCTAGGTTCTGCTAAGTTCTACCTAATCAATGGTAAGTACGAAGTATTTAAGTGTCTCTATAATGGTGAGTTCCCTGGTAGAACTCTTCCCGATCCCTTGTATCAACCAGACACCAATCCAGGTGCTGGCGCTGGTACATTTGCTAACGGCATCTTCACTGATGATGCTAATGCAACAGTATCTGATACTGCAGGTTACGTCTGGAAGTACATGTACACCATGCCTACAAACGACGTTATCCGTTTCCTTTCTACTAACTTCCTCCCAATTAACGAAGCAACTGAATCCACCAGAGCTGCAACTGCTACTGCAAGTGTAGATGGTCAGATTGATATTGTTCTAGTTGAGAACGTTGGTTCAGGTCTTCCTAACGGAACTCACTATGCACCTATTAATGGTGATGGTCAGCAAGGTGGTGCCGAAGCAGTTGTCGAAATCGTTGTTTCCGCTGGTATCATTTCTTCAACTAATGTTGTTGTCAAAGGTTCTGGTTACACCTATGGTTCCGTCCGTCTAGTCGATGGCGCTACAATTGGTGGAATCAAGACTGGTCTATATTCTGATCAAGGTCTAACTTCTGGACGTACTAGTGTCAGTGGCACAGGTGCTCTTGAAGTTGTCCTCGGACCAGAAGGTGGTCATGGATCTGCAGACATGGAAGCAGAACTTAACGCTAAGCGCGTCATGACTAACATTCGCCTTACTTATGCTGAAGGATCTGGCGACTTCCCTGTTGATAACGACTTCCGTCGTATCGGCATCATCAAGGATCCAACCCAGTGGGGTTCTGCAGTAAGCAAAGCAACCACGGATACTCTCAATGGTTTGTATGCAGTTCGTATTGAAAATGCAACTGCTGATTACACTTCTGACGAAGTAATCGAACAGGCACTTACTGGTGGCGGTACTGCAAAAGGAACCGTAGTTTCTTGGGTACTTGATGCTGGATCTACCACAAATGGAACCCTCAAGTATTTCCAATCTCCTGACTTCCACCAAGATCAAGGTGTTGTACGTGCATTCGACAACTCTGCTCCTATCGTTGGCGCTAATTCCCTTGCTTCTGGTACAGTTCTTGCTGATACTGGTACTTTCCTAGGCGTTGCGGTTACCGCAGGTCAAGGCAATCCCGAGATCGAACCAAACTCTGGTGACATCATTTATGTCGAGAACAGAAGACTCATCACCCGTGCTCCTGACCAGATTGAAGATATTAAGTTAGTTATCGAGTTCTGATCTAGGTAACCTGCTAAATAAGGTTAGGAAATCCAGGTTGTAGTAGTAATATACAATGCCCCAGAATACTAACCTTAATGCATCACCATATTTTGAAGATTTTGATCCTCAAAGAAATTTTTATAAGGTCTTATTCAGACCAGGGTATTCGGTACAGGCTAGGGAGTTAACTACTCTCCAGTCTGTACTGCAATCCCAATTAGAAAATTTCGGTAGGAATATTTTCAAACAAGGTGATCTTGTTGTCCCTGGCGAAGTAGGTCTAAACACTAGACTAAACTTCGTTAAACTATCATCTGTTTCTGAGATCGCGGTCACAGATTCTGAAGGTAACATTTCGTATCAGAAATACGATATCGCTAACCTGAAGGGGATTAAGGTTAAAGGTGTTTCTTCTGGTGTTATAGCAAGTGTTGTTGAGACTACTTATTCAACAGCAGATGATTCTGATACAATTTTTGTAAACTATCTAGATAGTGGTTCTTCTGGCACCGAAAAGACTTTTAGACAAGGCGAAACATTAGAAGTTGTTGGTGGCGTAAACTCCCCACTTTTGGTAGTGGGTACTGATGGCGTCTCTTTACCAACATCAATACTTATCACAAACCCTAATACAGGTGTCGAGAAAGCAATCGACTCTCCTGCATTGGGGTTTGCTTCTGCAGTTAAAGTAGAAGAAGGTATTTACTTTGTAAATGGATTTTTTGTGAGAAATGACCAGCAGATTCTGGTTATTAATAAGTATTACGACAAACCTTCTGCGAAGGTTGGTTTCAAAATTAAAGAGACTATTGCAACTCCAGAAGAGGACTCTACACTCTATGATAATGCAAGAGGATTCTCTAACTTCGCTGCTCCTGGAGCACATAGACTCAAGATTGAACTTGAGTTGGTTAAGTATAATTACTTTGCTCTAACTGATAAGAACTTTATTCAGTTGGTTCTTGTTAAGGATGGATCAATCCAAAAACTAGTCAAAGCAACTGATTACTCTCTAATTGAAGCAGCAATTGCTAGAAAGACTTTTGACGAGTCTGGTGATTATGTTGTAGAACCTTTCCCAATTCAAATTAGAGAGTTCTATCAAAATAATGACAACTTGGGTTTCTATGCCAAAGATGAGAATGACCTAGTAAATGGTTACAAAGAAGAAGTAGCAATCACAAAACTTCTATCTAGTGTAGGATCTGGTAAGGCATATATTAGAGGGTATGAGGTAAGGAATAAATCAACCAAGTATCTTGAAGTTGATAAGTCTAGAGATACTATCAAGAGAGAGAATGAGATTTTAAAGACTGCTGGTCTTCCTTCTGTTTATATCACCAACGTATTTGGAACAATTCCTCTAAATGCTGAGGGTGCAGAACTATCTGCATATCCTACTCTGTTCCTAAGCAACACATATAATGATGGTGGTACAGGTCTGAACGGATCAGAACCTGACGGTGCTCCTAAGGTCACTATCTCTAGAAGAGGAAAAGGGTATACCCCTACTGATGGTCTTAAGACTATTTACATTTCTATTTTAGATGCTAATTATACTATTGCACAAAACCTTTTAAGAAAAGATGGTGTAGTACAAACCATCGAGGAAGACTTCTCTAAAATATGGTTCATTAAAACTAGATCTAGCAATACAGCAGGTGCTGCTGTTGTTGATTACTCTTATGCTGATGTTGTTTCTTATGCACAAGTAATTCGTCCTGAAATTGATGGCAATGGTTCTGGTGCTTACTTAGAAGTTAACGTAGTTGGTGCCAGAGATGATTTAGATACCTTCCTAGTTTCTTATGACGAAACTGAACCCTCTACCTATCTCAGAAGAGTATTCCTGACTGATACAGAGGCATTTCAGAATACAAATGAGTTTGGATACATTGCTGATTGCAATGAGACTATTACACCTGTTATTGGTATTGCAAAACCTAAAAATATTAACCTGAGTAAGATTAGTACTGGATTCAATCCAGATGTTGATCGAGTTGTATCCAAGGGCAAGCTTGCCAATGGAACAGAATCTTACAATAGTATTTTTGATCTTTCTTTCTTTGCGCCAGAATTCTTTACTCGTATTCTATTAGAGTCTAATGTAACATCTTCCTTTACTACGGGTACGTATATTCGTGGTGGTGTAAGTGGTGCATATGCTGTTATTGAAGGTGGCACTGATGGTGTTTATTCTTCTCTCGATAAATTATTTGTAAGAATGATTTTTGGTGAATTTGTCCAAGGTGAAACAATCATTAGTGAAAGTGGAGCTACTTTAAAGATTGCAACTGATGGTACTATTTCTCACTTCAGGGTTTCTAAGAGAGGTGAGGCTTATCCTGTAACTGGCACCAAAATGATTATTGATGGTGTTACTTTTGATAGGAATAAAGTTGATACTTTAATTACTGCAGGCGGTGCTGTCATCAAAGCATCAGTCAAAAATCGCAGTGCTGTTAGTAATGTCTATGCTCAACCTCCCGCAATCTCATTTGATACTGGTGCTAATAACATCGGTAATCCTGCAATTGTTACTGCTGTTCTGTTTAGCAATTCTATCTACACATATTCTCCAGAGAATGTAAAGTCCGTATATTCTCAGTTTGGTGCTGGCAATAAAAACAAATTTAGTGCAGATATTGAGTTAGATGCTAGTGGATATGCTCTTGTTAATGAAGTAACTAGCAATACGTTCTCTGGTATTAAAGGATATAGATTCATTGATTGTGATGGATTTACTGGGGATGCATCTAAGCAACTAGTTCATGGTGACATCATTCAGTTTACTGATACTAGTGGAAATGTTTACAAGTATAAAGTAATATATGCGACTCCACCTTCTGGATCTAAGAGATCGAGAATTATTCTTGATAGAGTACTACTTGATAATGTTGTCAATGCAAGTGTTGTTGTACAAAGACCTCTTGTTACAAATCCTGTAGGATCTCTAGTTGTTCCAACTGGAGATAAGCAAATTAAGTCTCTTATCGACTCTACAGAAGATACTAAAATTGCTTATCATTTCAGAAGAGACTTTATTGCAACATCTTCTTCTGGTAATGGTAGTTTGACGTTTGCTGCTCAATTACCATTTGGCACCCAAAGATTTACAGATTTTGATAGTAAAAACTTTATTATTACTATTCTAGAACCAGGCATTTGTGTTCATAGTTTAACTGAAAGATCTTCTACACTCTCAGTAGGAACTCAGGGTCAACCAGGATACTTAGAGACTGATTTTGAAATCGTCCTGAATAGCGGTCCTATCGTCTCAGGAGACATTGCATATGTTAACCCTGAATATGTATCGTTTGCTCAGTCTACACTAGCTACAGGCGCTCTAACAGCAGGATCCGTTAGCGTTAACTTCCCTGAGAATTACTTCGGTGATATCGGAGAAATTGTTAACTCATTCAATACTGAGATCGCATATTACGAGTCTTTGAGTACTCTAACTCAAACACAACTGGATAGACTGACTATTCTTCGTGCCAGTATTCCTAATATTACATTCCCAACTCTAAAACTATCTGCTACCCTAGAAGTATCTAAAGCAAAACCAAGACTCAAGACTGCTGTAAGAAATAAACAGATTATTGTTCAGTCTAGTGGTACACAACTTGTTCCATTTAGAGGACAAGATTTAGATGGCGAAACTATTAGTATTGTATCCTATTCTGACGTATTCAAACTAAGATATGTCTATGAAGGATCCGAGTCTGCACCTGCATCAGTTGACGCAGGAGGAAATCTAATTTCTGGTACAGATGTTACAGACAAATACATCTTTGATAGTGGTATGAGAGACACTCATTATGGTGTTGCAACTCTATTGCTGAAGTCTGGTCAAGAAGCACCTACTGGACAACTTGTTGTCGCATTTGATTACTTTGAACATTCCCAAGGAGACTTCTGCACTATTGACTCTTATCTGCATGAAGCAGGTGTTGGTGCAGAAGAGATTCCTGTGTTTAACTCTTCTGTTAATGGAATCGTATCCCTGAAAGACGTAATTGACTTCCGTCCCAAGGTTGACAACACGAACATCATTACTGGTTATCAGAACCAGTCTCTATTGGGTCAGGATAACTATCTAGAATTCTCTGGTTCTGGTGGTATTGCCTCTAGCACACCAGCGCCAGATGCGATGCTTCCATGGACTATTAAGTTTAACAAAACACAATATCTGGATAGAATTGATGGAGTATATCTGAATACTAATGGTGAGTTTATTATTAAAAAAGGAAACCCATCACTCAATCCTTCTAAACCAGAACAGGTAAGTGACTCTATCACTTTGTACTATCTGTACATTCCTGCTTTTACTGATAGTTACAGAGATGTACGTATTATTCCTGCAGAGAATAAGCGTTACACGATGAAGGACATTGGTAAGATAAGTCAGCGTGTTGAGCGTCTTGAGTATTACACTTCTTTAAGTGTTCTTGAGCAGCAGGCGTTGAATATGCAGATTCGTGACGACATTGGTCTTGATAGATTCAAGTGTGGTTTCTTTGTTGATAACTTTGAAACACATAAAGGAAACATCAAGTCTAATGATCATTTAGTTTCTATTGATACACAGCAATCAGTAATGAGAGCACCTGTTAATGAGGAAAGTTTCCTCGTTAAAGAAATCAATACAAGAGAAGATCAAAGAGAAGTTGCTGGATATGTTAATAATAATGGTGTCTTGACTCTCCCTTATGAGAGTGTCAAACTACTAGGCAATGACTTTGCTACGAAAACAATCAATCCCAACCCATTCGTTGTTCTACAATACGTTGGTGATATTTCTATTACACCTAATGTTGATACTTGGTATGACAGATCTATTGCCCCACTGATTACAGATAACAACACTAATTTGTTTGTTCCATTCCTTGCTAAGAATGATGTAACAACTGCATTCTCTCAAATCTATAACTCATTTGTTATAACATGGACTGGAACCGAAAGAGCATTCTTTAATATTAATCCTCTTTCCACCACAAATGGTGAGGCATCTATTGGTGGAGTTCAAGATGCATTGGTAGCAAGTTCTTCCAACATCAGTCCTCAAAATAATGAAACTCCAAAAGGTGTTTCCACAAAAGCAAGCAGAGGTAAGTCTGTAATTACTTCTCTCAACTATTTCGCTCGTAGTATTCCAGTTAAGTTTGTTGCTAGAAGACTAAAACCCAAGACTGAAATTTCTGTATTCCTAGAAGGTAAGAACATCAATCGTTGGTGTGTTCCCGACATTAGATTTACTGGAATTGCGGGCAACTCTACTTCTACTTTTAACTCCCCCATAATTACCGATGACAATGGTAATATCAGTGGTATCATTTTAATCCCAGCTGGTGCTCCTCCTACAGATGGTAGTTACTGGACTGGCGATGTTAGAACAGTTACTTATGATCAGTCTGGAGAAGATGTAAGAATTTCTACTGGCGAAAAGACTATTAGATTTACTTCTAGTTCAATTAATGCAGATAAGGATTCTGTAGAGACATTTGCAGAAATCAAGTTTTATGCAACTGGATTGCTCCCAGAAAATCCTGGAAGTATCGTATCCACGAAACCAGCATACTTTAAAGCAAATGAAGGTATTCAGTTGATCTCCAACAATACCGAACAAGAACAGAAACCCAACCCCTTGGCACAAACATTCAAGGTTGAAGGATACGAAGGTGGTTGTTTCTCTACAGGTGTCGATCTCTTCTTCTCCAAGAAGAGTGAAAATATTCCTATTAGAATCTATCTGACGGATGTTGATTCCGAGAAACCAGGTAAGAACATTATTCCTGGAACAGAGGTGGTAGTAGAACCATATACTTATCTACAAGTATATGTAACTGCATCTGTCTCTATTAAAGTAGGAGAAAGAATATCTGGTGATCAATCTAGTGCAAGTGGTCCTATCTTGAAGGTTCTAGATAAGAACAATAATCAAGTTGCTGTTTCTGAAGATGGACAGATCCAACTAACAAACGAGCAAGTATATACTATGATTCTCAGTAATCATAATGGCATCTCTTTTGTTCAAAACGAAATTGTAACTTTACCTTCGATTGTTTCTTTCAATAATCAAAACAATGCAGAGATTGCAATGAGAATTGCTAAAGACTCTGGATTTATTTCTTCTATTAATGTTGATGATACTGGAGATAGTTACGACTCCGCAACTATCACAGTTGAAAGTCCAAGTCTTCCTGGTGGTAGTAATGCAACTGCAACAGTTGCTGTTTCTGATGGAAGAATCTATAACGCAACTCTAACTCTTCCTGGAAGAGGATACACAGAACCACCTTCTGTTGTTGTTAGAGGAACTGGACTTGGTAATGCAGGTGCTGCACTATCTACAAGAATTGAAATTACCGAACCCGCTGTAAGAATGGGTGTTGCTATTGATGAGATTGGTCAAACAATGTCTGTCGTTCCTACTAGATTCAACTTTGAATATCCAGTATATCTTAGCAATAATGCCGAGTATGCACTAACAATTGAAACAGATTCTCAGGATTTCGAGATTTGGTCTTCTAGACTTGGAGAAACTGAAATTGCTACCAGCACAACAGTCACTACTAATCCATCTTTAGGTTCTGTATTCAAGTCACAGAACATAGATAACTGGACCGAAGATCTGTTTGAAGATATTAAGTTTACTCTATACAGAGCAGAATTTGATATCACCAAGAGTCCTACTATTGATCTAACAAACATTTCTCTTGGTTATGAGCAAATGACTATAGATCCTATCGAGACCTATGCTTTTGCTAATGCTAATGCAACTTCAGGATTATTCAAAAATAATAACAATATTATTAAGATTAGTCACAAGAATCATGGATTTGAAAATAGTGATTCTTACGTTTTCTTTAAGAATCTATCTACTACTGCTGGTTATACTGAAGGGTCTTTGAATACAAATCTATTTAAGGTTTCCAATCCTGGTATTGACGTATTTAATATTTCTGGTATTGGTAGAGCAGCTGATTCCATCAAAGGTGGTGGTACAAGAGGACTTATTGCTTCTAACAAAAAGTATGAAAGACTGCTAGCACAACTTGCTTATATTCAGTCTCCTGGAACTAATATCAGCACTTCAGTAAAGACTACTAATGTTGTTGCTATTGATTCTAATACAAAAAATTATAATTCATATTCTATTTCTGACTTTGAGAAAACTTTCTTAAACGAAGAGCAATATTTCATCAACCAGAAAGTTGTTCCTTCTGACATCAATCTTTTGATGAATAATTTGGACAATGGTCTAGTTTACAGATTAGTTTTATCTTCAAGTAAGTCTTACCTATCTCCTATTATTGACTTGACTGCTTCTTCTATTAAAACTTCTACAAATAGAATTGAGTCTGCTGTTGGAACGGAAGAAAGATATGGCAAGAGATTCCAAGAAATTGAATTCTATCCTGTTTATAAAATTGTTCTTGGCGGAAATTATCAAACAGAAGCAGAAGGAGGTGCCCAACTTCCTATTAATACTGGTCAAACAGTAGAAGGTATTGGTAACATTAATTTAGGAATTTCTGCAACTGGTTCTAAAGGTACAATCGTTGGATTTAATACCAATAGTAATGAGATCACGGTCAAGGTTACAAACAATAACCTGTTTGAACCTAATGAGCAGTTGTTCTTCTCTAACCAGTCACAATCTGGTCAAACACTTGCAGGCAGAACAATATCAGTCGCAGCATCAGGAGCACAAAACTTTAAACCAGATTTTGCATTCAATGATGTTATTAATGCTATTAATCCATCTTCTGTAACTGAAGTTTATAATACTAGTATTACTGGAACAGTAAAACTTTGGGATATTCCAAAGCAAGTTCTTAGAGTAGAATCTGATAGACAACCAATCAATAATGATTATACATCTAGTGCTTTGATTGGGTCGTTTATTAGAGAGCAGGTTACTCTTGATCAAGAAAGTGATCTGTTTAGAGTAGGTGATTTAGTTTCCTTCCCAAGTATCGGAACTGGAGAAGAAAGATACTTTGAGATTAAGGCAGTCAATTATACTGATGGTGTAGATTATGTTCCTGAGGATAGCGTCAGTGATTCTTCAAGTGTTGCAAAATATGTAACAAAAGAATTGAGTATAGAAACACCAGCAAAAGCTGTTGATTTAATCATTACAGCAAATGTAAAAGATTCTCTAGATATTGCTGCTCTTTACAAAGTTAAAACAACTTCTGTACAGAAAGATTTTGAAGAACTGGAATGGTTGTTCTTTAATACCGATGGCAGACCAGATATGATGAAAAATGCGCGTCCTCAAAATGCAATCTCTCCACAAAAAGAAGAGCAAGGTGATTACCAAGAGTTCAGGTATACTATTTCTGGTCTAGATAACTTCACCTCTTTCGGCATCAAACTTGTAATGAAGTCGGATAATCCATCTTATGTTCCAAAGATTCAAGACATTCGAGTTGTAGCTTCAGCATGATAAAAGTTGATGGTCATATAGGTCTTTACAGAGATCCAGAAACAGGGGTGATTGTTAACACACAATCACCCCCTAAAAAGACTGCTTCCGACATGATTCGAGGAATGAAGAGTGACATAAATACTTTGAAGGAAGAACTATCTGAAATCAAACTACTTCTTAGAGAGATCGCAAGAAATGCCAGCAATTAATGTAGCCAAAACAGATACCTTTGAAACTCAAAGGGTAAAAATTAACGATATCGGCACACAGATCTTCAGTATTTCTGCTGGTGGTAGTGACCTATCTACTGGTAACCTAAAACTTGGAGATGGAACTAAAGTAGTTCCCTCATTAGCATTCAATACCGATGGGACTCTTGGTATCTTTAAACCAGATCTGAAGGCAATCGGTTTAGTTAGTGGCGAGAAACGTATTGTTGACTTCCGCGAAACTCAAGTAGTTTCTTTTAAAGATATTAATGTCCAAAACAAAATTTTAACAACTGCTGGTCTTGTCGTTACGGCAGTTGGATCTAATTATGATTCAGGATCATATGTCAACGTTCCTGTTATTGGTGGTACAGGTCTTGGTGCTACATTAAATATAGATGTAACTGAGTTTTTAGGAACATTTACAACTATTGGTACTGGATATAATGAAGGTTCTTTCTTTACTCCAGTAGAAACTGATGGTAGTGGAACTGGAGCAGAAATTGCATTTTCAGTAGAAGGTATTCTAGGTAATATTACGAATGCTGGTTCTGCATATAAACCTGGATCATATGTTGACGTTCCTATATCTAATATCAATAGTTCAGGATCTGGTGCAATTGCCGATATTGATATTCTTGGAGCACAGACTGTAACAGCTAGTATTACTAATGGTGGTAGTGCTTATCCTGGTCCCGATGGCGTAGTCGCTGGCGTTACTCTCACTGGTGGTACAGGAGTTGTTACTCCAATCACAGCAGATATCACTCTTACCAGTGGTGTTGTTACTGATGTAACTATCACCGACAACGGAGATGGATACGTATCTGGTGATGTATTGAGTGCAGATGCACAAGATTTATCTGGAGACAGTGCTGCTGCTGGTAGTGGGTTTGCATTTACAATTTCCAATATCACATATGATGGTGTAATTGATCTTGTCACTATCACAAATAGTGGTCAAGGTTATCAACAACTAGATGTTATATCAGCAAGCGATGCTAATCTCGGTGGTGGAGGAGGTTCTGGATTTGAATTTAGTATTTCTAGTCAACCTGGAATACCTCAGAACCTAGAATTTGCTAGTAAAGGACAGGGTTATGCTGTTGGTGATAACATCACTCTTCCTGGTGCTACAAATAACGTATCAACTGATTTACTAGGTTCTGTAGCAACTACTGGTGATATTACTAGTGGTAGTACAGACATCACAAATCTTGCTACTACTACTGGAATTCTTCAGGGAATGACAGTTATTGATGAAAATGGATTTTTCCCAGAAGGAACAACTGTTACTAATATTTCTGGAACTACTATTACAGTGAGTGCTGCAGCAACTAGTACATTAGCAGCTGGTAATGTTAGTTTTGAATCTCCTGGTGGCAATTTCACTGCAGTACAGGTATCAGCATCACAAGCAACTTCAATTGGTCAGGGAGCAGTTGTTACTAAAGTTTCTGGATCGGGCGATCTTGCGGCTGGAGTTATAACTACTGTCACGGCAATTGATACTGCTACAAATACATTGACTCTTAGTGATCAACCAGCACTAGCGGGTGCAGTTGTACTAGACTTCACTCCAGCATATGGTAGTCCAACTACAGAAGTTAATTTCCAACTTGAAACTTTAGGATCTATCGATGCGGTTACTGTTCTTGAAGGAGGATCTGGATATGATGTCGCTGACGTTGTTACAATTTCAGCAACAGACCTAACTCAACCAATCACTAAAGTAGTAACGACTGTTAACGTTGAAGTATTAACGTTTGCTGTTTCTGTTCCTTCTAATGCCATCTCTGTTGGAGACACTGCCGATATTGGCGGTGGAGATGCTGGTACTGTACAAGCACAGGTTCTTTCTGTAGGAACTTCGGGCGGCAATATTACTGAAGTTATTGTTGAATCTGTTGGTGCTGCTGCTGGACAAACTATTCAGATTGGATCAGGTACTGCTTATTCAATTGATACTGCTACAAATGTAAATAGATTTGCTCTAGATGGAGTAGTTGGCGATTCTTTCACTATTTTCCTTAGTAATAAGTATGTCTTTGATGTATCTGATCCATCAAATACTGGGCACATTTTTGCATTATCTGATATTCCAGGTGGAGATACAGGTAGAGGACTTGTAACAGGTATAACTTCTAATGTCTCTTTAAGTGCTGTAGTTGGTGTAACCGACAGCACAGGTATTCTGCCTGGAATGGAAGTTAGTATTCAATCAGGAAATGCTGTTATTCCTGCAGGCACTAAAGTTCTTAGCGTTGATAGTGGAACACAGATTACTCTTGATGCTGCAGCAACAGGTTCTGGTTCTTCTGTTCTTGATTTTATTGGAACAGAATTCACAGATAACGTAGTTAGAACTGCAAATGATCTGTCTCTAAAGGTCACTTCAACCACACCAAATTTATACTACTATTGTACAGTACACCCAAATATGGGTGGTAGTGATAATTTTGAGGGAGTTTTAACTTATAATGCAAACAATCCTAAAGTATTTGGTACTGGCGGAACTATCCAAGTAAATGCAATTGGTAGTACAGATGTAATTTCTCTAGATGTTGAAACTGGTCAGATTACATCAATAGGTTCTCAGGGTACTACCCTATCATTTGGTTCTGGTACGATTACTGATCTTACGAGTACAACATCTAAAACTACCGACACTCATGTTGTTGGTATGATTAAATCTGATTCTGATGGCGATGACATCATTGAGATGAATGCAGGAGTTTCTACAAACTTCTCTTATGGTAATGTCAATATTGGATCTTCAATTCAAATTGAAAATACAACTGGTAATATTACTAGTTCTGGTGCCATTAAGACAACTGGTAACTTTAACTCTGGTGACAAACTAGAGATTACTAATAATGTAATTAGTACAGTTCCTGGCGAAGATCTCGTCTTTGAACCTGCATCTGCAAATCAAACTAAAATTATTGGCACAACTGCACTGGTTATTCCTGCAGGCAATATTTCACAAAGACCTCTCCCTAACGTATCTTATGATGGTTCTATTAGATACAATACCGAAACAAACCAATATGAAGGATATAATGCTTCCACAACTTCGTGGTCTTCTCTTGGTGGTATTAGAGACCTAGATGGCAATACCACAATTCTTGCAGAAGAAACTATTGGTTCTAATGACAATACTCTGTGGTTCATTAACGACAATGTTAATACAGTTAGATTCACTCCAGAATATCAAGAGTTTGTTAATGTAAAGAAAGTAAGATCTCCTAATACCTCAGCACCTGATTATACTGAATGGAGAGCAAACGTTCCTGTAACACTAGGAGAATACCTCAAGTATAGAAATAACATTTATGAGGTAACACAAGCTGGCACTACTGCTACGAGTGGTAGCGAACCGATACACACTACAGGTGTATTGACAAATGGTTCTGCAGAACTAACGTGGTATATTAGTGCAGTATCTTCTCTAACGTTTGAAGAAATTTCAGAACTACGTATTGATCCCCTAGGATTTACTGACTTAGTTGTTAATAATGAGATTCGTCTTTCTAATAATAATATTCTTACAACAACAAATGATCTTCAAATTGAACCTTCTAGTGGAAAGAAAGTAAAAATTATAGCACCAACTTCTTTGGTACTCCCTGTAGGTGATAACAACCAAAAAGGTAGTCCAGAACAAGGTTCTATTAGATACAATACTGATGATTCTCAGTTTGAAGGATACGATGGAATTCAGTGGGGTGGTCTTGGCGGAGTCAAGGATATTGATCAGGACACCCTAATCAAAGCAGAAGTTGGTCCTGGTACTGATGAAGACACTTTGTTCTTCGTTACTGCTAATAACGAAGCACTTAGACTGACTGCTAATGACCTAGAATTTGATCTAGTTGATAGTATAAAGTCTACTAATACTGATTCTTTAGCAGTCAATCTTTCACTTCTCACTTTTAATAATAATGAAACTACTCTAGATAATACTTCTGCCGACGTTTCATTCTTACATTGTTCTAAAGAATTCTTTGATATTGGTCTATCAACTGGTTTGGCAGTAGATCCTTTGCTCAGATTGTCTGACGTTGGAGACATTACTTTTAACTTAGGATTCGGAACATCAACATTTACGGGTATCAAACTCTTTGACGAGACTTTACAAAATTTTGAACTTGCACATGTCAAAGTTTCTACTACTAAAGTTGCTCTAATCCGAGGATCTATCAACCAGAACGAAGCAGTTTTGTTTGATCCTTCAACAGATGAATGTGCAGATGTCCAGTTGATTGCACATAATATAACAACAGGCGACAAAGAAGTCGTTAAATATACAGTGTTCTCAAAAGGTACAGATATTTTTCATACAGAAATTGCGAATATGAGAACAAATGGTCAACAGGTACTAACCTCGTTTGACTTCAATGCATTTAATGAATGTCGTTTGACATTTATTTTGAATACCGATATTTCTGTCGGAAACAATGTTAACATTACTGTAGTATCCCAAATTACTAAGAAATAAAAATGGCAGTAAATTTAAAGACTTTTGACTCTGTAGGTGGATTTTCTGTAGATAATACTACACTAGTCAATGAAAACAAAGATATTAAAAACGTTAATACCCTGGAAGTAAAAAATTCATTTTATCAGGATAGTAGTGTCACTCACTATATTTTGAGAGGTGTCAACACTGCTATTCTAGCTACTGATGATATCACTTCTTCTATTGTTTTACCAAGTAATACTATAAATTTTGTAGAAGCATCAATCATTGCAATTAATGATAATGGTTCGGCAACTCTTAATACTAAACTAGAATCTGCTATTGAAGTTTCACTGAGTGGAGTAGTAACAGATTTAGGGACGATGACCACCACTATCAAAGATAGTATTCCTACAGGTCAATCTTGGACTATTGCTCCATTTACTGGAGGTGCAGTAAATAGATATTCTTATACCACAACAAGATCAGGAACAACCCGTACAGTTAAATGGGTTGCATACGTAAAGGTAGTCAGTATCGCATGGACATGATGCTAAATAGATAGAGGAAATAAAATCATCAGAAGGTTGCATAGAAGATGAGCTTTAAGTTAAATTCTGATAGGGAACAATTTAGGGCGGTCGCGCCTGCTTTTATCGGTGATGATCAACTAACGATCAGGGGTGGAACGGGTTCTAATGAAATTGAAATTCTTAGGACTCAGTTAGATCCTGTTAGCAAACTTCCTCGTGTTGGTATTAACAGAACTGGAAGTAGAATTGACGTTATTAGAGTAGATATCCAAGGTAGTGGATATACTACACAACCAACTGTTCTTTTAGGACCTCCCCAGTCTCAGACTGGAGTTCAAGCACTAGCATCTGCTGTTGTTTCTGAAGGTAGAGTTGTATCTGTTATTATCGACTCTCCTGGTGACGGATATACTTCTGCTCCAGCTGTAAGTATCACTGGTGGAAATGGTGTTGGAGCGACTGCAACCTCGTTCCTGGATACTGTTGATTTTGAACTTGACATTAACGGCGCTATTAGAACGTCTACGTCTATCATTTCTGATACGGCGCGAATTCTAAACCTGGATATCGATAACCTCGTTACTCCAGACGCTCAATATAGAGCACCAAACCTTAAGACTTTTATCAATAATACTGGTACTCCTTGGGCACCAGACACTTTGTATCAGAAGAATACATTCGTCTTCCGTGGTCCTAACGTATACCAGTCTCTAACTGCTGGTACAACTGATAATGATCCACTCAATCCACCTTTACATATTGATGGTATTGAGACCAATGGAACTATCGAGTTTAAGCATGTTGGTTTCCGTGTATCTGATGAGAACGAAGTATACTATAACGAAACTGGCGAGGCTGGCATTTATCCAAGATCTATCACACCAATTCTAGGTGATAAGTCTGATAAAATTGCAACAACAGAATACGTCCTCAACCTAGCAACGAATGACGTTGGTGGTCGTATCTATGTTTCTCAATTAATTGGTAATGACGAGAATGATGGTCGTTCGGCAGTTGCTCCTGTCAGAACTATTAAGAGAGCATGTCAGCTGGCTTGGCAAACTGTTGGTATCAAAGAGTCTATCATCATCTCTGGTGGTGACTATGTAGAAGATAACCCAATTTCAATCCCACCTGATGCATCTGTTGTTGGGGATAACCTACGTCTGGTTATCATCCGTCCTGCCAATCCAAGAAAGCATATATTCAAGTTCGGTGACAAAAACTATGTTACTGGTGTTACATATCGCGACCAAATTGACTCGGATGGTTTCTCCGTCGCAACTTGGGACTTTGCGATGGTCTTTGATGACAAGCAAAGAATTACATATGACTATGATGTTAATGGCAACTTTGATACTTCATTCCCAATTGGTCACCAGATCTTTGGAGAAGATCTGTTTAGAGCAACATTCCAGTCTAATGGAGGTTTAAGTTCTCTAACTGCTAACCAAGAATTTAGGGGTGTTAACGCTGGTGGTGTTGTTAGATCTAGACAAGTCAGCTTTAATGTAACGACTGGTCCTAATGCATATATTACTGGTACGTTCGATTTTCAAAAAATATCTGGTTCAGTAGATGCTGGTGAAACTCTAGTATTTGCTGGTGGGGGCACTCAAAGATTCGCACCAAATACCGTATATTCCATAGGCGATCAAGTTTGGACAGAAGATTACCTGTATAACGTAAGTACTGCTGGTACATCTGGACCAACAAACCCAATTCACAATACTGGTGCAGTAGCTAATGGACCAGACACTCTAGTATTTACTTACATAAGAGATACATACTCTCTTGTCACAACTGACATTCTATCAATTAGAGCTGAAGGTGAAGTTGTATTTGAGGATAGAGATACTGTTAATGTTCTCCCAATTTCTCGTATTGACTTTGCCAAGCAAGGAACTGCTGAAGTAGCAACTGGTGGTTTTGGAGACTATGGTGTCCAGGAAGATCTCGGTGGTATTGTCTTCTATACAAATCCACTAGTAGAAGCAGACAACATCCACGACTTTAAAGAAGGTCAAGAGATTGAAATTTCTGGTCTTTCTACTAGTGCTCCTGACCTGTCATTCTTGATGGGCAAACAGAGAATCTATAAAGTTATCGAAGACCCTGATGGTAGATCCAGACGTTTTGTTATTCCAAAGAAAGCACCTACCCTAACTAACGACAATTATGCTCCTGGTCAGTTTGCACAGGTAACAAACTATTCTAAGTCTGTAACTCTATCTCTACTAAACTCTCCTAACAAATTTTCGGAAGCAACTGTTGTTGCTAGAAGATTTCAGGACGCTGTAAATCAAATTAGAAATAATAGAGACTTTATTGCAGATGAAGTTGTCTCAAAAGTCAATGATCAATTCAAGCAAGAATACTTTTTCCCATATGACATTAGCGGAACACCTGATCAGACATTTACCCCATCTGATGTAACATATGCTCCTGGAACGGGCATCTCTACATTCACAGTTAATAATCATGGTCTATCTAATGGTGATGGTGTAAGAATTGCTGATGATTCTATCATCTTTACCTGTGATATGGATGGTAATAAGACTGAGCATGCTGCACCTCAGTCACACCACTTTGCATATGGCAAAACTCTACCTATCTTTAACGTAACTACTAATACGTTTGATATTGATGTAAGCGAGTCTGGACCTGATCAAGAGTTCACCCCTAGTGCCGCAACTTATAGTCCTTCTACTGGGGATTTGATTCTTGACATTGGTCCTCATACACTAGATATAGGTGAAGGTATTGTCATTGATGACAACTCTTTGTCATTCACTTGCACCATGGATAATAATCAGTCTACTAAGACATATCCACGTCCTGGTATTGACCCTTATGCAAGTCGTTCTATTCCTATTATTGACGTTGATAAAACAGCGGGAACAATTACCCTAAATGTTGGTGTATCTGCACCTAACAGAAATTATCAACCACTAGCAGGAACAACTTATGATGCTGCAACTGGTGATCTAGTATTGAACCTCGGACCTCAGCATGGTCTTGGAGTTGGTAGAAACGTTGTTCTTGCAGACAATTCATTAACCTTTACATGTGATCAAGATGGTAATGTAGAGCAAAAAACTTATCCACGTTCAGGACAAGATCCTTTCTCTGGTAAGTCTATTGCCATTACTGATGTCAGCACCACTTCGCATACACCATCCGACGCGCCATATGTTGCAGCAACTGGTGTCATTACCTTCCAGGTTGCTAATCACGGATTCTCTAATGGTGATTACATTAAAGTTGATGATGATTCTTTAGAATATACATGTGTTCTAGATGGCAATATTGCTACTAAGTCTTATCCTCGTGCTGGATACGATTATCCATCTGGTCGCTGGTTGGAGATCAGTAATGTAACTACAAATACTTTTGAGGTAAACATTGGTGCTTCTTCTTACACTGGAGATCATACTTTTGTAACTGCTAATACTAACGCTATCAAGAGACTGACTGGCAACGTTACAATCAATGTTGGTGCTGGTGGAAGTGCTTCTGGTTCTGTACATACCTTTATCAGTGCAACTGCAAACGCTGTACAGCATCTACCTCAGTCTTCCCACACCTTTACTGGTGCTACAAATAACTCCATCAAGCACTTACCCCAGTCTACACATAATTTTGTAAGAGCAGCAGCAGATTCTTTGATTGTCGGTGGTTCTGAATTCAAGATTTACCTAGGAGCATCTAGATTTGTTCACACCTATGTTTCTGGTGGTACAGTAACATACAATGGTCAAACAGTAAATATTACAAATTTTGTTTATGACAATATTGTTACTGGTGAAGCAATTGTCACGATTGACACTCCAATTGCCAATCTGGT